GAATGAATAACAATAATATCATTGATTGATATTTATAAGGGATTCTCTATATTTATAACAAAGCTGGAAAGTAACGCATGGCAATTAGTAATCTATTAACGGGTAGGGTAAGGGTAGTAAGCCCGAAAAATGTAACGGCAGACAGATATCAATTTATTGATTTATCTCAAGTTGAACCAAATTTAGGGGTTCCTGATTTTTCTGCGTCATTATTAACAAATCCTGCGTTAGTAGTTTCTGATAGTGATGGTAATAGAGGATTTGCAAGAACAATTAGTTTAGACCAAATTTCAGGTTCTTTTTCTGGTTCATTTCAAGGAGATGGTTCTAATTTAACAGGTGTAAAAGCTGATGTATCTCCACAAATATCAAGTGGTTCGGCAACAGCATCGATTTCTCCTGATAGAGGATTGCAAATAAATGTAGATACTACCATTTTAGGTAATTTATATGTATCTCAGTCAATTATAGCTGACCAACTAATTGTAAATATAATTTCATCTTCTGTAATTTATTCATCTGGTTCAAATATTTTTGGTGATGCAGAAAATGATAAGCAAGAGTTTACTGGTTCTGTACAAATACAATCGGAATTAATAGTTAATACTGTTACTGGTTCATCATTTAGTGGTTCTTTTACTGGTTCGTTTTTTGGAGACGGTAGAAATTTATTTAATTTACCAGAAGCAACAAAATTAGCTAGTGGTAGTGTAACCGCATCGGTATCACCAAATACGGGATTTGTTGTAACATCAATAGCTAGTGGTTCTACTTTCACTGGTTCTCTTTTTGTAAGTGGAAACGTTGTAATACCATCTGGTAGTGGATTCTTTAGTGGTAGTGGTGCTGGGTTGTTTAACATCCCGTTATCGGCGCTTAATATTGAATCATTAGTATCAAATAGAATAGCTAGTGGTTCAGCAACAGCATCAATTTCTCCAAATAGAGGATTGGTGGTAAATACAACCATTACCGCCTCAATGTATTCTGGTTCTGGTAAAGGATTATTTGATATTCCTATTTCTGCATTATCACAAGAAGTATTTAGAATTGCAAGTGGTAGTGTTACAGCATCAGCATCTCCTAACTTTGGTTTTAGAGTACAATCATCTACAGTCGGTTCTCAAATAACTGGTAGCTTGTTTGTTACTGGAAATATAGAATTAGGTGTGGGTGCGTATTATAGTGGTAGTGGTGAGAAATTATTTAACATACCTCGTTCAGCTTTAACTCCTGATGCGTTAGTAGCAACATTAATAGGAAGTGGTAGTGTAACAGCTTCAACTTCTCCTGATTTTGGATTTAGAGTAGAATCATTTCAAAGTGGTTCGCAATTTACTGGTTCTCTTTTTGTAAGTGGAGCTAGAGGTATTGAAATAGTATCCGGTTCATCTTTCTCTGGAAGTGGAGCTAGATTATTTGATATACCCGTTTCCGCTCTTAGAGATTTAGACCTTACAAGAATTAGAAGTGGTTCGGCAACAGCATCAATTTCTCCAAATAACGGATTGGAGGTAAATATATTTTCTTCATTTACTGGAAGTATGATAGTATCCGCATCTGTAAAATACTTACCTTCCCAATCAATTCAAACTGTATTTAATGTAACTAATACTGGAGTTAATTTTTATACTTTTAGTGGAGCAGCTGAAGGTAACAATCCTACTTTAACTTTAGTAAGAGGTATAACATATACATTTAATTTAAACGCATCGGGTCATCCATTTTATATAAAAACAGCACCTGGTACTGGTACTGGAAATCAATATACAACAGGCGTAACTAATAATGGAGATGATGTAGGAGTTATAACATTCGCAGTTCCTGCAAACGCACCATCGATGTTATATTATCAGTGCCAATTGCATTCAGCTATGGTTGGTACTATTAATATAGTTGATGCAATAGTTCAGAGAGATAGTGGTGTTCTTATATATGGTGATGAAGTTATTAGTGGAAGTTTAAATGTAAAAGATGTTGTAAGAGCAAGAGAGTTTACAGGTTCAATAAGTTCATCGTTTATTCAAGGTGATGGTAGTGGTTTATACAATATTCCTCGTTCAGCTTTCACCGGCGATTCGTTTAGAATAGCAAGTGGTAGTGTAACAGCTTCTGTATCTCCAATTGTTGGATTTAAAGTAGAAACATCAGTAACTGGTTCTGAAATAGGTTCTCAGTTTACTGGTTCAGTTGCAGTAAGTGGTAGTGTAACCGCATCATTCTTTATTGGAGATGGTAGTAGATTAATTAATATAACTGTTCCACCGCAAGTAGCAACTAGAATAACAACTGGGTCTATAACAGCATCTGTGGATATAAACAGAGGTTTTAGAGTTGAAGCTACTACTATTGGTTCTGAATTTACTGGAAGTATTAGAGTTTCTGGAAGCGTTGAAATTAGTTCTGGTTCATCTTTCTCTGGTAGTGGTGCTAGGTTATTTGATATTCCTAGAACTGCATTAACTCCGGATGCACTATTAACAACATTTATAGCATCTGGTTCTGTAACAGCATCGGTATCACCTAATGTTGGATTTGATGTAAAATCATCTTTATTAGGTTCTAGATTTAGTGGAAGTATATTTGCTAATAACGGAATCCGTTTAATGTCTGGCTCGTTTAGTGGTAGTGGTAGAGAATTATTTGATATACCTGTAGCAGCTCTTTCGGATTTAGATACATCAAAAATATTTAGTGGTTCGGCAACAGCATCAGTTTCTCCAAATAGGGGATTTGAAGTATTTACAGCAACATCTAGATTCTATGGTTCAGTATCAGCTTCTGTATTTAGTGGTAGTGGTGCTGGATTAACAAATATACCATTCTCAGCACTTTCGCAAGAATTATTTAGAATTGTAAGTGGTAGTGTAACGGCATCGGTATCACCTGAAGATGGATTTAAAGTAGTATCTACACTAAGTGGTTCTCAGTTTACTGGTTCGTTATTTGTAACTGGTGGATTTATTAGAGTTGCAACTGGTTCATTCTTTAGTGGTAGTGGTGCTGGATTATTAAACATCCCTCGTTCTGCCTTAAATGATGATGCACTTACAGCAACAGAAATCAAATCAGGTTCAGTAACCGCATCGGTATCTCCAAATTTTGGATTTAGAGTACAATCACAAATAAGTGGTTCTGAATTTACTGGTAGTGTTTCAATTAGTGGTAGTTTAGAAATAATAGCAACATCTGGCTCTTTAATATTAGCATCATCATCCGCATACTATGGAGAAGGTACTTATTTAAGAAACATACCTCGTTCAGCTTTAACACCGGATGCATTACTTTCTACGCTTATAGCTAGTGGTAGTGTAACCGCATCGGTAGCACCTAATACTGGATTTGTAGTAAATTCATATTCTACAATTAGTGGTAGCCTTATTGTATCATCATCAGCAAGAGCAATGCCTAATTCTGATATAGATACTGTATTTATTGTAACAAATGAGGGTAGTGGTCTTTATAATATAAGTAATAAATTAGTAAGTGGTTCGAATCCAACATTAACTTTAGTTAGAAATGTAGAATATACTTTTAATGTTAATGCTAGTGGACATCCGTTTTGGATTAAAGAAACACCTGGTACTGGTACTGGAAACTCATATGATTATTGGGTAACTAATAATGGTGAAGACACTGGTGTAATAACATTTTTAGTTTCAGGAAGTGCACCTGATACATTATATTACAACTGTCAATTACATTTATCAATGGCAGGTACAATCGATGTAGTAGATGCATTGTATGTACCAGCTGAAATAACATTAATTGGTGATACAAAAGTAGTTGGAGTAGTAACAGCATCTGTATTTAGCGGTAGTGGTAAAGGTTTATTTGATATACCTCGTTCAGCATTATCGGAAGAAGTATTCCGTATTGCAAGTGGTAGTGTAAGTGCATCTGTATCTCCTGATTTTGGATTTAGAGTAGAATCATTTGAGAGTGGTTCTGATTTTAGTGGAAGTATTAGAATTGATTCATCTTCATTCTTATATGCCGTAGGTACTTACTTAAGACAAATTCCTAGAGCAGCATTAACCGAAGATGCATTAATATCAGCTGAAATTAAATCTGGTTCAGTAACAGCATCAGTTTCTCCTGATTATGGATTTAGAGTTATTACTCCATTTACATCTTCAATTGATGAGAACGGATATTTTACTACACAAATTGGTTCTCAATTTACTGGTTCTATTGATGTTAGTGGAAGTTTATTTATAAATGACGTAAGTGGGGGTGTGTATATTGCATCATCTTCATTCTTATATTCAGATGGTACTTATTTAAGAAATATACCTCGTTCAGCATTAACCGAAGATGCATTAGTTTCAACCGAAATTAAATCTGGTTCAGTAACAGCATCTGTTTCTCCTGATTATGGATTTAGAGTAATAACTGATAAAACAGGTTCACAAGTAGCAGCTCAAATTACTGGCTCGGTTGATATTAGTGGTTCATTAACTGTTAAAGATTTTATATTTGGTGATGGTAGATTTATTACAAATGTACAAGCCGCAGCGGCTCCATTTATTGGTAGTGGTTCTGCAACGGCATCGGTAGCAGATGGTGAACGATTTGTAGTAACAACTGCAAAGACTGGTTCTGAAATAGGTTCTGAATTTACTGGTTCTGTTGAAATTAGTGGTTCATTAATTGTATCTAACTTTTTAATTGGTGACGGTACTTTTATTACAAATGTAGTAGCTGCAGCATCTCCTAAAATTGCTAGTGGAAGTGTAACCGCATCCGTATCTCCTAATTTTGGATTTAAAGTAGAAACACAAGCAACTGGTTCTGGGATTGGTTCTCAATTTACTGGTTCTATTTCAGTTAGTGGAAGTATTCAAGCATTTACATATTTTGGAGATGGTTCTAATTTAACAAATGTAGCTGCAGCAGCTGCACCAAGAATAGCATCTGGTTCTGTAACTGCATCGGTAGCACCTAACACTGGATTATTAGTAAACTCATATGTAAACATAAGTCAAACTGTTCCATCATCATCTGCTGGTTTAATTGTAAGTGGAGCAGTTTACATAAGTGGTTCAATAACAGCTTCTCGTTATGATGGAGATGGTGGGGGATTATTTAATATCCCAGCATCAGCACTTAAAGATTTACAATTAGATAAAATACAATCTGGTTCTGCTAGAGCAATAATAGACCCAACAAAATTAGATGTAAACGTACCAATTACGGCAGCACTTTATATAGGTGATGGTGGTGGTTTGTTTAACATTCCTGCAAATGCATTGGAAGATTTGCAATTAGATAGAATTAAATCTGGTTCTGTTGAAGCTGTGATTTCTCCTAATTTGGGTTTAGTAGTAAATACAAAAGCAAGTATATCACAATCATTAGCGGTTAGTGGCGGATTATTTGTAACTGGTGGTAATATTATATTGAACGGAAGTGGTTCTACCTTCGTTGGTGATGGTAGTGGATTATATAATATTACAATTGCTAATTTAGCATTTGAAACATCTATAATGAAATCGGGCTCATTTACGGCATCAATTTCACCTGATAAAGGATTTGTTGTAAATACATCCGCATCTATTTGGGGAAATCTTTATGTTGGTGATAATTTAAGAGCAACAACTATAACTGGTAGTACTCAAATATATTCTCCAATAGTAAGTGGTGGTTTATTGGGTACATACACATATCAAGGAAATGGACCAACTGCATCTGCGGAATATGATATTTTGAGATTTGATGAAAATAGAGGACATTATATTCCTCAACCTGAAACTTCATTAACTGAAACTGTATCGTTTAATAATGTAAGTAGTTTAACTATTGTACATAATTTAGGGATTAGATATCCAATGGTACAGGTTTACGCCACTGGTTCGGAAGACCAAATTTTACCAGGTACAATAAAATCAATTGATGATGATACTATTCAAATTGTATTTAGTGGATTGACAAGTGGGCATGTGGTAATTGGTAGTGGTGGTTCTTTGATTAGTGGTACAATAGAAGGTGGTAGAGTTATTGGTACGGTATTATCAGCATCATTTGCACAGGTTGCTGGAACTGCTAATAGTCTTGTTGGATTTGATTCTGCATCATTATCCGCATTAGGTGATTTACAAAACTTTGTAAGAAATTCACAAACATCATCAATGGCGGTGTTTAGTGCAGTAAGTTCTTCTTACGCATTAACCGCATCATACGCATTAAACGCAGGTGTAGGTAGTGGTACTGAATTATTTATATATCAAACAAGTTCATTAGTAAAAGCACAAGTAGGAAAAATTCATTTTACTGGTTCTGGTGTTGATGTAATATCATCTGGTTCGGATGGTGTATTGGTAACGATATTAGGTGGTGGTGGTGGAGTAACATCATTAACCGCATCGTATGTTGCATCATCTGATGTTGATGGGCCTTTGGGAATGGATAGTATAACCTTTGCAAGAACTGCATCTTATGCATTATTTGCATTAAATACTCCATCATCTGATACATCATCATTCTTACAAATTAACACAGACCAAACAATAAACGCATCACTTACAATTAGTGGTAGCTTGGGTGTTACTGGTAGTAGTTTTTTAACTGGACCGGTTATAGCAAATAGTTCTATACAATTAAATAACTTACCAACAGGTTCATCGGAAGAAGTTGTAATTTGGAATAGTGTAACAAAACGATTAGAAAGAAGAAATATAGCAGCAGCAGTTGGTTCTTCTGGTACAGGTGGTAGTAGTGGTACTACTGGTTCATCTGGTTCATCTGGAAGTAGTGGAACTTCTGGAACATCTGGTTCATCTGGTTCATCTGGAAGTAGCGGAACATCTGGTACTTCTGGTTTAGATGGTACATCAGGAACTTCTGGTTCATCTGGTACATCTGGAAGTAGCGGAACATCTGGTACATCCGGTTCATCTGGAACTTCTGGCACATCTGGAAGTAGTGGTACATCGGGAACATCTGGTTCATCTGGTACGTCTGGAACATCTGGTTCTTCTGGTACATCTGGAAGTTCTGGTTCATCTGGAACGTCTGGTACAAGTGGTAGTAGTGGAACTTCGGGAACATCTGGAACATCTGGGTCAACTGGTTCATCTGGAACATCTGGGTCATCTGGTACATCGGGTTCTTCTGGAACATCTGGTACATCCGGTTCTTCTGGTACATCAGGTACATCAGGATCATCTGGTTCATCGGGAACATCTGGTACATCTGGAACTTCTGGTTCAGCTGGTTCGTCTGGTACATCTGGAACTTCTGGTTCTACGGGTTCATCTGGTAGTAGCGGTTCGTCTGGAACTTCTGGTACATCTGGAACGTCTGGTTCATCCGGCTCTGCTGGTAGTGGTGGTTCTGCTGGTTCTTCTGGTTCAAGTGGTTCTGGTGGTACTACTGGTACAGGTGGTAGTGGTGGTTCATCTGGTACATCGGGAACTTCTGGAACATCTGGAACTTCTGGTACTAGTGGTACAAGCGGTAGTAGTGGTACATCTGGTTCGGATGGACAATCTGGTACATCTGGTACATCTGGTACGTCTGGAGAAGATGGCACATCTGGTAGTAGTGGAACTTCAGGAACTTCTGGTTCAACTGGTTCAGCTGGTTCTTCTGGTACGTCTGGTATAGATGGAACTTCTGGTACATCGGGAACTTCTGGTTCAGCTGGTTCATCTGGAACTTCTGGTACATCTGGTTCTACTGGTTCATCTGGAACTTCTGGCACATCCGGAACTTCTGGTTCGGCTGGTTCATCTGGTTCATCTGGAACTTCAGGAACATCTGGTACTGATGGTTCTGCTGGTACAACGGGTTCATCTGGAACTTCGGGAACATCTGGCACAAGCGGAAGTGGTGGTACATCGGGAACTTCTGGAAGTAGTGGTACTTCGGGAACATCTGGTACTGATGGTTCTGCTGGTACAACGGGTTCTTCTGGAACATCTGGAACTTCTGGTACATCGGGAACTTCTGGAACTAATGGAACTTCTGGTTCAGCAGGTTCTTCTGGAACATCTGGTACTGATGGTTCTGCTGGTACAACGGGTTCATTTGGAACTTCTGGTTCTTCTGGAACTTCCGGAACTAATGGTTCATCGGGAACATCTGGTACGGACGGAACATCTGGAACGAGTGGAACATCTGGAACTGATGGCTCGGCAGGTACATCTGGTTCATCGGGAACTTCTGGAACATCTGGAACTAATGGTACATCTGGAACATCTGGCTCAGCAGGTTCTGCGGGTTCGTCTGGTTCAGCAGGTTCGTCTGGTTCTACTGGTTCATCTGGAACTTCTGGTACAAGCGGTACATCTGGTTTAGATGGTACATACTTCGGTTCATCCGGAACATCGGGAACATCTGGTACAAGCGGTACATCTGGAACAAGCGGTACATCTGGTACATCTGGTACATCTGGTGTTGATGGCACATTTAATGGTAGTAGTGGAACGTCTGGAACATCAGGAACATCGGGTACATCGGGAACTTCTGGTTCTAATGGTACGGCTGGTTCATCTGGAACATCTGGAACATCTGGACAAGATGGTACATTATTTGGTAGTAGTGGAACAAGTGGTATATCTGGTACGTCTGGAACTTCAGGTACTTCGGGAACTTCTGGAAGTAGTGGAACGTCTGGCACATCTGGTGTTGATGGTACATTTAATGGAAGTAGTGGAACGTCTGGAACATCAGGAACATCTGGCTCAGCTGGTTCGGCTGGAACTTCTGGCACATCGGGTTCATCTGGAACATCTGGAACATCTGGACAAGATGGAACTTTATTTGGTAGTAGTGGTACAAGCGGACAAAGTGGAACATCTGGTTCAGCTGGTTCATCGGGAACGTCTGGAGCGTCTGGTACTAACGGCTCTGCTGGAACGTCTGGAACATCTGGTTTAGACGGAACTTTATTTGGTAGTAGTGGTACATCTGGAACATCTGGGACATCGGGAACTTCTGGTTCAAGTGGTACATCAGGAACATCTGGTACATCTGGACAGGATGGTACATTATTTGGAAGTAGTGGTACAAGCGGAGAAAGTGGTTCATCTGGGTCATCTGGCTCAGCTGGTTCATCTGGAAGTGGAGGTTCGTCTGGAACATCTGGAACATCAGGTACTTCCGGATTAAATGGTACATTCTTTGGAAGTAGTGGAACTTCTGGTTCTTCTGGAACATCAGGTACATCTGGTTCGACGGGTTCATCTGGAACATCGGGTAGCGGTGGTTCTTCTGGTAGTGGTGGTTCATCTGGTACATCGGGAACTTCTGGTCTTAATGGAACTTTCTTTGGTAGTAGTGGTACATCTGGTACATCGGGAACTTCTGGAGTAAGTGGTAGTAGCGGTACATCAGGAACAACCGGTTCAGCAGGTACAACAGGTTCATCTGGTACAACGGGTTCATCTGGTGTTAATGGTACAATGTTTGGAAGTAGTGGTACAAGCGGAACGTCTGGTGTTTCTGGTTCAAGTGGTGTAAGTGGTTCATCTGGAGTAAGCGGTTCGTCTGGTACAACGGGTTCATCGGGAACATCTGGCGTAAATGGTACAATGTTTGGAAGTAGTGGTACTTCGGGAACTTCTGGTACAGGTATATCTGGTACATCTGGTACATCGGGTGTAACTCCTCCTGGTATGACTTCGGGAACATCTGGACAAGATGGAACTTTATTTGGTAGTAGTGGTACATCTGGGAATAGTGGAACTTCTGGTACAACACCTCCTGGTATGACTTCGGGAACATCTGGATTGGATGGTACATTATTTGGAACATCTGGTACATCTGGGCTAGCTGGTACATCTGGTACAACGCCAGCAGGTATGACATCTGGAACGTCTGGTACATCTCAATTCCCAATAGCTGGAAATACTGATAATGGTTTATTAACATATGATGTAGCAACTGTTGGAGCAAACGTAGAAGCTAATATTACATTTAATGGTTCTACTTTAACAATCATAGGAAGTACAACTCAAACTGGCGATGTAAATGTAACAGGAGCAGTAACAGCAACTACATATGTAGGTTCAACAACATTTAGAGAAACATTTAGTGATTTGGGAGCTGGTGGTAGTGCTACTTTAGACCTATCAACCGCTAATAACTTTAGAAGACAATTCAATGCAACCGCAACAGTAACATTTAGTAATCCACCAGCATCAAACGCATTTGGATTTACTTTAGTAGCTGTAAATGCTGGAGCATATGCAATAACATGGCCGGCATCGGTAGATTGGGCTGGTGGAACTGCCCCAATATTAACTGGAGCTGGTGTAGATGTTTTGGTATTCTATACTTATAATGGTGGAACTACATACTACGGATTTGTAACGGGTAAAAATTTAAGTTAATTATATGGGAATATTTAGAAGATTAGTAGAAACGGACACAGCACAAGTATATCCATTTGTATTTAAGATAACAACATCATCGGCTAGTACACAATTTACTGTGCCATTAGCTAATTATTTAGGTTTAACTCCATCTGTAACAATAGATTGGGGAGATAGCACATCATCGCCATTAATAACATCAACTACATCTCCGGATAGAATTCATACATACGCATCAGCTGGTACTTATGTAATAACTATTAGTGGATTTATGCCAGGTTTTGTAGTAAACAACAATGCATCAATTAGAAGTTTAATTACTGAATTAGTACAATGGGGAATCGTTGGATTACGAACAGTTAATTTTTATGGATGTAATAATTTAACAGCTATTCCTGGTAGCGCTTCGTTAAGTGCGGTTGGTGGATATACTGGATTGGATGAAGTACTTAGTTTTGTATATTTTATGAGAGGTACTGGGATAACAGCTATTCCAGCTGACCTTTTTGATTATTCTCCAAACGCAACAATATTTACGGATGCATTTTCAAGTACACCAATTACAACAGTACCATCTGGTTTATTTGATGAAGTTATAAATGCAACTACGTTTGCATCTTGTTTTTTCAACTGTACATCTTTAAGTTCTGTACCATCCACATTATTTGATAATTGTCCAAACGTAACATCCTTTTCATCAACGTTTAGAAATTGTAGAGCATTAGGTAATGTTTTACAATTTACAAATAATTTAAGTGTATCTACATTTAATAATGTTTATAATATGAGTTCTACTACAAACGCATTAGCTGGAACTGCTCCTGAATTGTGGAATAGAACTCCAACACCATCTGGAACTGATGCATTTAATAATTGTACCGGTTTATCAAATTTCGCATCAATACCTCTAAATTTTAAATAATATGTATTTACGAATTATAGATGAAACAATAAATTATCCATATAGTATTTCTCAATTAAGAGAAGGATATCCTAATGTAAGTTTACCAGCGGAATTAACGGATATATCATTGGTAGAATGGGATATGTACGTTGTTACTCCAACGCCAAAACCAATTGATTACACAAAAAATATTTCAGAAGGAACTCCTAATTTAATTGATGGTATATATTATCAAAATTGGATTCAAACCAACGCATCTCAAAGTGAAATTGATTATAGATTGGAAAATCAATGGGTAGAAGTCAGAGAAATACGAAATCAATTATTAACAGAGTGTGATTGGACTCAATTAGCTGATATTCCAACCGAAACAAAAGAATTGTGGACATCATATAGAACACAATTAAGAGATATTACATCCCAACCCAATCCTTTTTCTATTAATTGGCCTGTGAAACCTTAAAAGGAAATTTTTTATATTTATACACATAACAAACGTAGATAAATATAGATGGTAATACACAGTCCCATATTTTCAGGCTCAATTTCACAAGCTTCAAATGCGTACGCAAATTTAAGTGGTTCATTTACTGGTTCATTTACTGGTTCATTTAAAGGTACAATCAATGTGTCACAAGCATCTTTTGATTACCTTGATGTAAATCAAAGATTATATGTAAGTGGTTCGCAAATTATGTCTGGGTCTATTTATTTGACACAAGGTGGATATTTAGTAGATGGGGTAAACGTATTAGATTCAGCTATAGCATTTGCAATAGCATTAGGATAAAAATAAAAAAGAAATGGCAAATACATTTAAAAATAGTATAACAAGTTTAGTAGGAACAACCGGTGTTAATGTATATCAAGCACCATCGGCAACATCAACAACAGTTATAGGAGTTAGTGTAGCTAATGTTAATACACAAAACATTTCAGTTAGTGTAATGATACATGATACTTCAACAGCTAAAGCTGTACATTTAGTTAAGAACGCTTTAATTGTTCCTGGCGGTGCATCTGTTTTAGTAGGTGGTGAGCAAAAATTGGTTTTAGAATCTACGGATTTTCTATCGGTGACATCATCTTTAGCAAATTCAGCAGATGTAATTGTTTCGGTTTTGGAAATAACATAAAGTTTTAGATAATGCAGAATTTAGGTAATAATCCTAATGGTTTAAATCAACTAAGCGCAAGTTTAGTTTCTTTGTTTGTAAGTGGAAGTAGAATAGCTAACTTTTCATCTGCATCTGGAATTCAGATTGATAAGGTTGGTACATTTTCCAATACAACACTTGAAATAACGGCTAATACAAAAATTAGTGGTTCTATTACCGCATCATTGTTTAATGGTGATGGTAGTGGATTGTTTAATATTAATGCCGCAGCAATTGGTGATTTAGATAGGATAAAGTCAGGTTCAGCAACAGCAATAATTTCTCCAAATAAAGGTTTAGTAGTAAATACCGATTTAACAGTAGCAGGTACAATAAATGCAACCGAATTAAAAGTAACTTATATATCATCATCAATAATCTACGCAAGTGGTTCATCTAAATTTGGTGATGCACAAAATGATAAGCAAGAATTTACTGGTAGTGTAAATATAACTGGTTCATTATTTTTTGGAACAGGTTCTTTAAGGCAAGATATAACAACTGAAGAAGTTTTAGTTTATAATGTAACAACTGGTAGGATTGGCATTAAAACTTCAGCAGCATCATCTGGAACATCTGGAACTTCTGGAACTTCTGGAACTTCTGGTACATCTGGCACTTCAGGAACTTCTGGCACTTCAGGAACTTCTGGCACTTCAGGAACTTCTGGAAGTAGTGGTACGAGTGGTTCTTCTGGTACAAGCGGTACATCAGGAACTTCTGGCACATCTGGAACTTCAGGAACTTCTGGAACATCTGGCACATCTGGTACAAGCGGTACATCAGGAACATCTGGAACTAGAGGTACATCAGGAACTTCTGGCACATCGGGAACTTCTGGAACATCTGGCACATCGGGAACATCTGGTGTGAGTGGTTCATCTGGAACATCTGGGTCATCTGGAACTTCTGGTACATCTGGAACTTCTGGAAGTAGTGGTACATCGGGAACATCTGGAACATCTGGATTAACAGGTACAAGTGGTACATCCGGATTGACAGGGACATCTGGAACATCGGGATTAAGTGGAACGAATGGTACATCGGGAACTTCTGGAATAAGTGGAACGGCAGGTACATCAGGTACATCAGGAACATCTGGTACATCTGGTACAAGTGGTGTAACCGGTGCGGGTGGTGCAGGAGGTACATCTGGAACTTCTGGTTCTTCTGGAACATCTGGGTCTTCAGGAACATCTGGTACATCAGGCACATCAGGAACATCTGGAACATCGGGAATTAGTGGAGCTGGTGGTGTGAGTGGTACGGCTGGAACTTCTGGTACAAGCGGTACATCTGGCACATCGGGTACATCTGGGACATCTGGAACGCGTGGTACATCGGGAACTTCTGGAACATCTGGAGTAAGTGGTACGGGTGGTTCTTCTGGGACTTCAGGTACATCTGGAACATCTGGAATCAATGGAAGTAGTGGAACAAGTGGTACATCTGGCACATCTGGAACATCGGGTACATCTGGAACATCTGGCACAAGTGGTACATCTGGTATAGGTAGTAGTGGTACATCGGGTACATCTGGAACATCAGGAACAAGAGGTACATCCGGAACGTCAGGTACATCGGGAATAAATGGTAGTAGCGGTACATCTGGCACATCTGGAATAAATGGTAGTAGCGGTACATCTGGCACAAGTGGAACATCTGGCACAAGTGGCACATCTGGAATTAGTGGAAGTTCGGGAACATCTGGCACATCAGGTACATCGGGAACTTCTGGTACTTCTGGAACATCGGGAACATCTGGGATATCAGGAACATCTGGAACTTCTGGAACATCAGGTACATCCGGTACACGTGGAACTTCTGGAACATCGGGAACTTCTGGTACAAGTGGAACATCAGGCACATCGGGAAGCAGTGGAACTTCAGGAACTTCTGGTACATCCGGAACATCTGGTACATCTGGGGTTAATGGTAGTGATGGAACATCTGGCACATCAGGAACTTCTGGAACATCTGGCACATCGGGAACATCTGGAACTAGAGGTACATCCGGAACTTCTGGCACATCGGGAACTTCTGGAACATCTGGCACATCCGGAACAAGAGGTACATCTGGGACATCAGGAACATCAGGTACATCTGGAACATCAGGAACTTCTGGAACATCTGGTTCATCAGGAACTTCTGGATTATTATCATTAACTGGTACAACTGATAATGGTGTAATCACATTAAACGGAACTGCACCAAATGCAACCGTTGAAGCAAATTTAAGATTCGATGGTACTACATTGGCAGTAACTGGTAACGCTACAATTAGTGGTGACCTTACTGTAAGTGGTACAACAACATATATTAATACAACAACTTTAAATGTAGGTGATAATATCATCACATTAAATGCAGATATTGGAGCATCAACCGCACCAACTGAAAATGCTGGTATAGAAGTTAAGAGAGGTAATGCAGCAACAAAAGCATTTTATTGGGAAGAAGCAAATGATAGATGGTATGCTGAAGATGGATTGTATGTAGCTGGTAACGTAGTTCTTAGTGGAACTGTTGATACGGGACAAGGTGCAACTGAAGTTTACTTAATGAATCAGAATGTTCGTACAACCGATTCGGTAACATTTGCAAACGTAACTTCAAACTTAACTGGTACTGCTGATAGAGCAGAAGCTGTTGATTCAAATGATACTAGAAATGTAAACGATACTCCTTCAAGTAAAAATGCTGGAGTTTATTTTGATTTTAAAACAAATAGTGTAAACGGATTAAGTGATGGTGGTACATATAACGGACAAATGTTTTGGCGAAGTTATGGTAGTAGTACTGATTTAAGTGGAGGATATCCAATACAAATAGCATATACTGCAAATGGTAGAATATGGAGTAGATTGGGAACATCATCATCAGCATGGGCTTCTTGGCAACAAATATTAAATAGTGTTGACCAAATTTACGCTTATAATATGAATCAGTATGTAAGAACTACTGATGCACCTACATTTGCTGGATTAAATTCAACTGATACTATAACGGTTAAGAGTAATGGTACTCCATCTGGTGTAAGAGCATTTAACGCAGATTCTGTTCTTAGACTTCAAAATACAAATAGTAATAACTATTTAGAATTTAGAAATCAAGCTGATACTGGAACTTATGGTGGTATTTTATTTACTGATAATAATGTTGGAGGTTATATCGCATTTAGAACATATGTAGGTAGTGGAGCTAACAATGGAACAAACGGAGATTATATGATATATGGTACTTACACAGACCATATATTCCAAGCCGGCAGTTCTGAAACAGTAAATGGAAAGAGTGAAATATTTAGAATGTATGCTAATGGTGATGTAAGAGCACAAGGTGGTATGTATGCAACTATATATTACGATTCCGCTGATACTACATATAGATTTAACGGAGATGGTTCATCTGTTTTAAATGAATTAACTACATTTGGTTCTACAACTATTAGAAACAATTATAATACAGGTCAAAATTTAAAACTCAATCTAAACGATTCTGGTGCATATGGTTTAGTTGATTTCCAAGAGAATGGTTCACATAAAGGATTTTTTGGATTGGGTGGAACTACACAATCATTTGGTACATATGCAGCATATACCGCTGATGGATTTAGCTGGAATCATGATGGTACTGGTAAAATAATTATTGCCAATAGAGGTACATCAAAACGAATTGATTTAAACACTGGTGCGGAGGGTAGTACCAATTTTACAACAATAAGAATGACGAATCAGAATGTGTATATAACACCTGATTCAAATACTGGTACTTTAGATGCACCTATATTTAGAGAATTAACAAGTACTGGATATTATTTAGACCCATCAAGTACTGGTACTTCATTAAATACGGCGGGTTCTATACGAGGTTCGTATTATGTAGCAAGTAATTATACCAGCACCGGATACACTCAATATAAAGGCTATGACAATAATAACCATTTTATAATGATTAGAGGTAGGGTAACTGGCAACACAACATCTCCTACTTATACTGGTTATCATAGAACATCATTAGTAGAATACGCTGAAGGAAATGATGATACTGGATGGTTTTTTCAAACTGCGGCTACTGGTAATTATGATATTGTAGCTAGAATAACACGTTCATATTCTCAATTTGAATCAAGCCTTAGAGCACCTATATTTTATGATTCCGATAATACTGGTTTTAGAATAGACCCTACGGATTATTCATATGTAAGATATTTTAAAGTTAGAAGTAGTGGAAGTTCTTCTGGAACTAGAGCATTGACGGTACATGATGAATCTCAAGGTGAAATAAACTTTGGTACTTATCCTGGTGCTTGGACTTCCGCAGTTCAAATCCAATCTAATAACAACGCCACTTACATGTGGATGTCACCATTGACTGGATATAATGGTAGATTTTATATGGCTGGTGCTGGATTGGACATATATACTGAAGGCAACGGATTGTCTGGACAATTTTACAATGGACAATTTAGAACTGGATTTATTTACGATTTCAATGATACGGGTACATACTTAGACCCTAATGGATTTAGTAATTTATATAATAGTGGTTTAGTTGCAACATTTACAAAATTAAGTACATCTCCAAATAGTAGAGCAGTTCAATTTGCAAATAATCAGGGTGATAACTCTTGGGGTATTGTTGGTGAATTTAGAGTTAATGGTTCTCCTGGTACGGATAGACCATCAATCTTATTCTCTAATGGATTTGATAGTAATACTTGGTCTTGTGGATTTGGTTACGCAGATTCTTCTTATTTTAGAATTAATCACGACCACGGCCATAGAAATGGTTCTTGGGGTACTACGGATTTCTATGTTGATAGAGGTGGTAACTCATATTCAAATGGTAGTTCTAGAGCACCAATATTTTATGACCAAAATGATACTGGTAGATATATGGACCCAACCGGTCAATCGTATATTGTTAATTTATGCGTTGGTACAAATAACTATAATCACGGATATCCTGGCGTACTTCAAATTGGTAGTACATCATACAACTATAACTTTAATAATGGTAGTTGGGCGGGTAGTATTACAACTGGTATATTAGCAAACTGTGCAGATGAATGGGAGTTTTCAATACATGATAGTGGAACTTCGGTTGAATCTGTATTCATATACTCTGGTGGAAGAATATTAATGGGCAGAAGTATTGGTTGGGGTACAACTTATATAGAAGCAGCTGAATCGTTCAGAGCACCTATATTCTACGATTCCAACGATACCGGATATTACACAAACCCCAATGGATATTCACAAATGTCAGCTGTATGGGCAAACAACTGGTTTAGACCTCAAGGATGTTGTGGATTGTATTTTGAATCATATGGACAGGGTATTTGGAGTGTATTTTGTGAGGGTAGTCCTTATGGTCACACATCAACTTATGGTGGTGGTAGAAATGGATGGTATGGATACGCTATTAGTAGTAGATACTGTTTTATGAGTACAACGGGTGATAACTGTGGTGTACATGATACTGCTAGAGGTTGGATTTGGTATATGAGTGGAGCCGAACTAAACCTTTATTGGGCTGGAAACCGTAGAATTGTAACTACTAGTTGGGGTTCTTATTACGATGGATATACGGAAGTAGGTGGTTCTTCAAGAGCCCCAATATTCTACGATTCAAACGATACGGGATATTATTTAGACCAAAATACAACTTCAAATGATGCATTAAGAATTAGAGGTGGTGCGTTACATGGACCTAACCCATCTTGGGGAGCATATTTTAGAAGTGGATGTAATGGTAGAGTAGATGGTTGGGCATCCGTTGAAACAACCAATGGTAACCTACATATGGATTGTAGAGATGGATATGAAACTTATATCAATCACTATAATGGTAATAGAACTTATTTGTATGAAATAAGAACAAACTTTATTTATGATAGAGATAATACTGGATATTATTCTGACCCGAATGGTACATCTCGTATAAACTATGCTATACATGATAACGTTTATTCATATAGCTGGATTTTCTCTCAAAATAACATCATCGCTTATTACTCAGATGAAAGATTGAAAACTAATTTAGGACCAATTGAAAATCCATTAGATAAAGTGAATCAACTTAATGGATTCTACTATATTGAAAATGATTTAGCACGTTCATTTGGATATACGGATGAGAAAGTTCAAGTGGGTTTATCAGCTCAGCAAGTTCAAGCAGTATTACCGCAAGTTGTAACTCTAGCTCCGTTTGATATGGATATAGATAACGAAACTAAAGAGATTAAAGGTTCTAAAACTGGTGAAAACTATTTGACTGTTGATTACGAAAAGATAGTACCTCTATTAGTAGAAGCTATAAAAGAACTTAGTGAGGACTTAAATAAAACAAAAGCTGAAGTTAAGGAATTACGAAAATTGATAGAAGAAAAATAAAAAATTATATATTTATTAAAAAGAATTAAATAATTTAATTATGGGATATACATACGAATGGTCTTTAGTAGGACTTAGAAAACAAAATACAGATACTCTAAGCGATGTTGTAGTTGGTACAAACTGGAAAGTAGTTGCAACCGATGCTAATGGTAATGTAGGAACTTTTGTTGGAGCAACTCCATTTACACCACAAGACCTTAATGGTGATGGGTTTGTAGATTATAGAGATTTAACCGAAGAATTAGTATTAAATTGGGTTAAAAATGTAGTAAGTGGTTCTGGACCTCAAGCATATTGGGACCATATTAACAGTCAAATCACAAAAGAAATAGATGTTAAGAAATATAACAGAGTAACTGTTAGTGATGTTGATTTACCTTGGGCGGCTACATCTGGTAGTAATTTATACGGAGTAGACCCTCAACCGGCGTAACTACTACAAACGATTTTATATACAATGTTCAAAATGCAGATTTATAAACAAATTTGTGTTTTGAACATTTTCTTTATATTTATATGAGTATTAATGTAACTATTTACAAACATACATTCAAAACACAAATCGGAGAAATAAAATGGCAGAAAGAATCGTATCACCTGGCGTATTCACAAGAGAAAATGACCTTTCCTTCCTAGCGCAAGGAATTGGTGAAATTGGGGCAGCATTTATAGGACCTTTTAAACAAGGACCTGCATTCATCCCAACTATTGTGAGAACTCAATCAGAATTCGAAGAAATATTCGGAACACCTGATGGAACTTATTATACTGAATATGCAGTACAAAACTATTTAAGAGAAGCTGGTACAGCAACAATCGTAAGGGTTGGTGGTATCGGTGGTTATGAGCAGATAGCACCTTTAGCAATATTTGCATCTGGTTCATCCCTTCAATCAGTAGGCACTAAATTAATTGGTGTATTACATTCAACTAAATTAGGTGATGAGAAAGTTGGATTTGCAGGAGCAACTGTAGCAAGTGATAGTGTTAATGATGGTTCATTCTTAGCATTGCATGCAGATTTAAATGTATCAGCATCTATCTTACCATCTTCTGTAAACGATTTATCAGATGTATTTGGTGAATCTCCATTTGGAGCTAAAAAAGCATACGCATATTCTTACTTTGAAAGTGCAGCTGGATACTATACTGGTTCTGCTGGAAACAACATTGTAATAACTTCTGTTGTATTACCTCCACAGGACTTTACTTACGATGCACAAGCAGCTGAAACTCCAATGGTTAAATCTCAATTGATTAGTGGTGAAAGATATGATTTATTTAAGTTCGTAACAACTGGACATGGTACAACATATAATACTAAATTTAAAGTTGGTATTTCAAATGTAAAGGCAGCTGGTGAAGATGGTGGAACTGATTACTCAACATTTACTGTAACGATTCGTTCATTTGATGATACTGATAAGAGAAAGAGTGTTGTAGAAACATTTAATAATGTAAACTTAGACCCTGCTTCTCCAAACTATATAGCTAGAAGAATTGGTGATAGATATTTTACAATTGATAACAATGGTAAACTTACTGAATTTGGTGATTATACAAATCAATCAAAATATGTCAGAGTAGTAGTATCTACTCCTGGCTCATTCCCAATATCAGCAGCACCATTCGGACATGGAGCATATACAAACCCAATTACAGCAACAAATAACGCTGAATCACTTTTAGTACCAGCGGTAGTATATCAAACAAACTCAGCAAATAATACATCATCATCTCCAATCTATTATAGTGGATTTGATTTTGAAACTACTGGTGTTAAGTTAGATAACTTACAATATTTGAAACCACTTCCAATAGGAGCTCAAACTGGTTCTAACGTATCTTTTGCATTTGATGCAAATGGTTTAACGTATCAAATGACCGGTTCTGCATCTACTGATATGGTTAAGAGACAATTCGTATTAGCATTCCAAGATGGATTTGATGGTATGAACCCAACTACAACAATAGCTAAAGCTGGTGATACTGATTGGAGTAATGCAAATACGCAAGGATTCAATTGTGCAACATCTGTATCTTCTGGTTCAGTAGCATACAATAAAGCACTTAACGCAATTTCAAATCCTGATGAGTATGATATCAATATGTTAGTAACTCCTGGTATTGTAAGAGGATTACACCCAGCAATTACTACTAAAGCAATTGATATTTGTGAGGAAAGACAAGACGCATTTTATATCGCTGATTTCAACGATTTTGATGATACAATAACTGAGGCAACTGAAGCAGCTAACGCAGTTGATACAAACTACGCAGCAACTTACTACCCTTGGGTTAAGACAATAGATACTAATACAAACAAATTAGTAACTGTACCACCTTCAGTACTATTACCAGCAGTATTTGCTAGTAACGATAGATTAGCAGCAGAATGGTTCGCACCTGCTGGTTTGAATAGAGGTGGTATTACTGGAGCAGTTTCAGTATTGAATAGATTAACACATGCGGAGAGAGATACTCTATATGAGAACAAAGTAAACCCAATCGCAGCATTCCCTGGACAAGGTATTGTAGCATTTGGACAGAAGACATTGCAAGATAAAGCATCAGCATTAGATAGAATCAACGTAAGAAGATTACTTATCACTGTTAAGAAGTTTATCGCATCTACTTCTCGTTTCTTAGTGTTCGAACAAAATACTACTCAAACTAGAGCAAGATTCATTAACACAGCAACTCCATACTTAGAGAGCATACAACAAAGACAAGGTTTGTACGCATTCAAAGTTGTAATGGATGAAAGTAACAACACACCTGATGTTATTGATAGAAACATATTAGCTGGACAAATTTTCTTACAACCTGCTAAGACGGCTGAATTCATCGTAATTGATTTCAACATCTTACCAACTGGAGCAAGTTTCTCAGCATAATATAAAAAACAAAAAGTAGATATTTATTAATATAAAATAAAAGGAAAAGAAAATGGCACAAGTATTAGAATTCAACGATATGTTCTACAAAACCTGGGAACCAAAAACGAAAGCTCGTTTCAAAATGAGTATCGATGGTGTAGAAGCATATTTGATTAAAGCAGCTAGCAGACCTCAAATTAACTTTGAAGTTGTAACTTTAGACCACATTAACGTGAAAAGAAAGTTGCAAGGTAAAGGTGAATGGCAGGATATGACTATCACTCTTTATGACCCAATTGTACCATCTGGTGCACAACAAGTAATGGAGTGGGTTCGTTTAGGACACGAATCTATTACTGGTAGAAAAGGATATTCTGAATTCTATAAGAAGACTATCAAAATCGAAATGTTAGGACCTGTTGGTGATATTGTTGAAACTTGGACTTTATATGGAGCATTTCCATTGCAAGTAAACTTTGGTGAATTAGATATGACATCTAATGACCCAGCATCAATAGAACTACAAGTAGCATATGATTACGCTGTATTAGAATTCTAATCTAAAACATATAAAATTAAAGGGGATACTAAAATATCCCCTTTTTTGTGCTTTCTAATTTTTTTAAAATGATGTATTTATATATACAAACTTAAACAAAGTAAAGTTATGAATCAAAAACAATATGATTTTCCAACGGAAGTTATTAGTTTACCATCGGAAGGTAAATTATATCCAAAAGAGAACCCATTATCATCGGGTCAAATAACAATTAAACATATGACCGCAAAGGAAGAGGATATCCTTTCTTCACAAAACCTTATCAAAAAAGGTATTGTATTAGATAAACTATTTGAATCGGTTATTGTTGATAATGTTAATATAGATGATATTCTTATAGGTGATAAAAACGCAATTATCTTAGCAACTCGTTTATTAGGATACGGTCCTAAGTATGAAGCATCTGCATATTCTTCTGTAACGGGAGATGTTATCAATTTATCTGTTGATTTAACAAAAATTGAAACAAAAAAGGTAGATACTTCTAAATTTGAAAATAAAAATGAATTTGAATTTATTACTCCAAATAGTAAAAACAAATTAACATTTAAATTATTAACGCATGGTGATGAAAAGGCTATTGATAGAGATATTACCGCATTAGAAAAGGTTAATAAAGATACTTCGCATGATATTACTACTAGATTTAGACATATGATTAGAGCCGTAGATGGTGATAATAGTATAGGAGCTATTAATAAATTCGTAAATGGATTTTTAGCAAGAGATAGTAGAGCATTTAGAGATTACATTAAAACAATTCAGCCGGACATGGATATGAGAATTACATATACACATGAAGACGGACAAGAGGAGGTACTGCCCATAGTAATGGGCGTAGGGTTTTTTTGGCCTAGCTCCGAATCATAGTATTCAACTCCATACTCAAATTTTTGAGATGGTAAACTATGGTAATGGGTTCACTGTAATGGATTTGTATAGAATGCCAACCTATCTTAGAATGTTTTACTACCAACAATTAGTAGATGCTAAGAAAAAGGAAAATGAGCAAATAAAGCAAGCAAATAATCAATCAAAAGTTAGGGTTAATAGATAATCCTAACTTTTTTGTTTATACCATATTTATAGTTGTATTATTATAAATAACCGCATATGGGAAAGAAGTATAAAATAAAAAAATCAAATTTAAAGGAGTTTTTTGGTTTATTTTCAAAAAAACCAACTCCGGATAGAATTCAAAAGTTAATTGATGATGATCCTGAATTGAAAAAAATTCAATCAAAAATAGATGCCTTAAATAAAACTGCCGCTCCTCATATGGAAAAGCTTAAAAAAGAAGACCCTTCTTTGTATAAAAAATTACAAGATGCGGGGTTTGCACCATAATAAATTTTTTCTATATAAATGGCTAATGTAATCCAGCAAGAACAAGAAAGGTTAAGACTCTTAGAGGAGATTGAACTGGCAGAAAAACGAATTAATGCCCAGAATGAAAAAGCTGCGGTTTCCAAAGCCAAAGAAGCAAAACGTTTAACTACTCAATTAGAGCAAGAAAAAAAGAGTCTTACAAAGTTAAAAGAAGAATTAGTTCTTGTTGAGAAAATATTAACTGCTGAAACTAAAAGAAAAGACACAGCAAAAAAAAGAAGGGAACTTCAAGAAGAAGCGGCGGAATATGAAGAGGACCAATTAAAATCTATTACTAAGTTATCACCAGCAGTTAAATCATTATTAAATGACCAAGTAACAAAATCAGGAGTAGTTTCTGATATTACTAAAGAAATTATAACCCTTAAAAGACAAGAATTAGGTATTAATCTTAAGAGAGGTGAAGAAAAATATACAGAAGAACAAAGAGCCCAATTTAAACTAACCAGAGAGGAATTGGAAAAACAAAAAGCTTTATTAATAGATTCCGCTACCGAATCTGCATTTGCTAAAATGACAGATGACCAAAAAGAATCAGCAATAATTCAAGCCGAAACAAATGGAATGACTGAGGAAGGTGTTAGGTTGTATAAAAAAGCACTAGAACAAAGAAAATTATTTAAACAGCAAGAACAAAGAATTAAAGAAATTCAAGAGCAGCAGAGCAAAATGTATGATGCAATACCAGATGGAATAAAATCTATAATAGAGGGTGCTGGTAAATTTCTTAAAGTATCAAGTGGTATAGTACTTGCTTGGGCTGTTGTTGCGGCGGTGTTTGCATTAGGAGTTAAAGCAATGACAGATATGTCAGAAGCAGCTAAAAAGTTTAAACAAGAGACGGGAATAATAAATTCCCAAATGAAAGATGTTAAAACAATAGCAGCATCGGTAACTTCTGAAATGGCTCAATTGGGTGTTGAATTTGAAGGAGTATTTGACACAGTAGCTGAGATTAAAAAACAATTTGGTGATGTAGCAAATTTATCAAAAGATACGGTAAGAGCATTAACTGTATTAAGTACAAACTTTGGAATTGCGGCGGAAGATTCAGCTGAATTTGTAGGTCAATTGGAAGCAATGACTGGATTGAGTGAAGATACCGCAGTAAATTACGCATTACAAGTTACTAATGTAGCTAAATTATCTAAAATAGCACCTAAGCAGTTGTTTAAAGATATTGCGGAAGCAGCTAAAGATAGTGCAGAATATTTTGGTAGTGGATTTGATAATATGGCTAAGACGGCAATTGAAGCTAGAAGACTTGGTGCTACTTTAAAAGATGTGATGGGTGTTAGTGAAAAACTTTTAGATTTTGAAAGTGGTATAGAACAAGAATTAAAAGCTGCAGCATTTGCACAAGGCCAATTTAATTTAACGCAAGCAAGAATATTAGCAGCAAATAAAGATTACTCTGGTGCATTGGATGAGGTGTTAAATCAAATGGAAAGAAATGGTAGATTTGCTGACAAAGACCTTTTTACACAAAGAGAATTAGCAAAGGCAATAGGTAGTACACCAGCAACTGTTCAAAGATTAATTGCACAAAGAGAAAGATTGGTTCATTTGGGAGTGGAAGATAAAAAGCTAGCAGAACAGGCAATAGCAAATGGATTGGATATTACAAATACAAGTAAAGAGGATTTAGATTTAACTATTCAAAAATTGAAAGCTGACCAGCAAATGCAAGGTGAGTTGAGTAAAATAAAAAATACATTTACCGGTATTGGGGTACAAATAGGTACAGCGGTATTACCTTTATTAGAATTAATGTTAAAACCAATATCAATGTTAGCTAAAGCATTTGGATATATATCAGATACAATGGCTGGTATGGTTGGGTTTGGTTTAACACTAGGAACGATATTTGCATTTATATACCGTACTAAATTAAAAACATTAGCAACAGACATTGCCAGCGCTTATGTAAAACGTAGAGAAGCTGGAGCAAGTATTGTTGGTGCAATTGCTGGTATTTTTGGTGGACAGGGTAAAATACCAATCGTAGGTGCCATATTGGCAGCAACGATGGTTGGTGCACTATTTAGCGCAATATCTAAAGCATCTAGCGCAGTACCTACCGGAGATATGAATTCACCTGCTGGTGGTGAAACAATGGTATCAACTAAAGAAGGTGGATTATTCAAATTAAGTAAAAATGATGATTTGATAGCAGCACCTGGAGCATCAACTGCATTAGCAAACGCAGCTAATGGTGGAGGTGGAGCTGGAATGCAAGCAATGGCTAATGTTATAGCAGCAAATACAAAAGCAATGGAACGATTAAACTCAGGTGGTATTCCTGTTAATACTTATTTAGGTACATCTAAAGTAAACGATTTATTAACTGGTTACCAATCAAAGACTACTAGAAATAATTTTAATATATAGCAAATGCCTAAGTTAGAAGATTTATTTAAACAAAAGGTTTTAGAAAGTAGTGGTAAGACTGCAAAGGAAACATTTGCTCCTCAAAATAGTAAAAGAATTCCAATACGAAGTTCTAATGTTATTATAAATAAATTTGCAGAACCTTTAAATAAAGTTAGATTAGGTAGAGCATCTGTAACGGAAGGTGAAACTCGTTTAGAAGAAACTTTGACTGGATTAAGACCATTGAGATTTCTTTCACAACCTGCTTTATACGGAACTAACATAGTAAGATTAACTACACAAACTACGGTTGATGTAGATTCTATGAAAGATGCAAGGGGTGGTAGTGGTAGAGGATTAATTGGCGGTGTGTTAGCAAAAGCAAGAGCAGCAATTACAAGCGCTGTAAACTCAATAGGATTATTTCCATACGCAGCATATCCAACAACAGTAACTAATGATTTAAGATATAAATTAACTTCAAGTGGATTTGCTTCAGATTATAGACGTCGTTCTATACTTTCCGATAGTAAAGGTACTGGATTGGGAGCACTTATAAAATCTGCAGTTACCGCACCTATGGGTGGTGAAGACCAAGGTGAACAAATTGGAGGTTCTGCCGTATCTGCTATAAAAAAGGCTGGAAGAAAACTTTTACTAGGCGATGGTTCATTACAAGACCCTCAAGTAAAATGGGATCCTGAAAAAATGAAATATTCTAATTTATTTAAATATAGTGATTCCATAAAGTTTGCTAAAGACCCACAAACCCCTCAACAAAGTAGAAATGATTTATCATCTGTTTTATATGATTATGATACAATAGATATACAAGATATAACAAAATTCCTTATACAAGGAATCAGACCACCATTTCCATTATCAATATCCCCTGATTTAAATGGATATAGTGGGAATAATAAATTTGGAAAAGCGCAAAAATTAGAAATAGATAATGTAAACCTTATTAAAAGATTACAAAAATCAGCTCCACCAAAAGATGCAGCAGATACTTCTAGAAACTTTTCAAATTTGCAAGTAAACTATGCAAATCAAAAAAATTCTGATAAAGGACTCTCATATGTAGATACGATGAATACGCAATTGCCTTATATGGGCGATGCTCCTAAAATTGAGGATAAATCAATTGAAGATTTAGATTTTATAAGATTAAAATTTTCATCCCCATCTAGAGCTAAGAAAAAAGGAATGAGTGCCTTATTTAGAGCAACTATAACAGGATTGACTGAAACATTTAGTCCAACTTGGGACCCTAATAAATTCATAGGTAATCCATTTAGTTTTTACACATATACAGGTATAGAAAAAACATTAGGATTTAGCTTTAAAGTATATTCTTCAAATCAAAAAGAACATATAGCAGTGTGGGAAAGATTGAATTTTTTAACATCATTAGTATATCCACAAGGATATGTAGATGGTGCAATTGTTCCACCTTTCATAAAGTTTAGTATGGGTGATTTGTATAAAGATAAAGATTGTTTTATAGAATCACTTACATATACTATTCCAGATGATACAACTTGGGAAATTGGTATTGACCAATTACAACGAAATGAAGCACAAGATTGGATACGAAGCGGAAATGGTGATAGAGTGGTATTTTCAGCAACTAATGATGCTGGTGAGGAAGATTATACATCAAAAGATATTAAAAAATATAAATTACCATCTGTAATTGAAGTGGCTATAAGTTTAAAAATAGTAGATGATAGAAAAAGTATAGAAGGATACAAGTTTTATTCAGACTCGCCTATTATGCAAAAAACGGCACAAACATCAGAATAAAAAAATAATATGACCCATATAAAATTAATTTATATAAAATATGAGTAGTAGATATGAAAATAACGCAGTAAAAAGAGCAACTAATGGTAGGATAGTATATCGTTCAAAGATATATCCAAATATTCCATTAAAAGATTCTGATATATATGTTGCAACTGAAACTGGTGACAGACTTGATACATTGGCATATGAATATTATCAAGATTCATCTCTTTGGTGGATTATTGCATCTGCTAACAATATACACAATGCTGTATTTGCATTTGAAGATGGTACTGTATTAAGAATTCCAACAAATTATATAGAAATCGTTAATAATTTTTCTTAATAATATAAAATAAATAAGTTTATGTATTTAACGCAGATTAACGATACGATTCATAAAAAAATTAGAGGTAGAAATAATAGTTCATTAAGTAACCTTAGTACATTTATACGTGTATTTTCGGGAGCTAATGATGGGTTAATTATAGAAAGTAATCCCGATTGGAAATTATTCAATGCGGCGGGAGTGAATACTGAAGCATCTGTATATGGTTCGTATTCCGATGGTAGTGGTACTATTGGAGTTACATGGGCTAAAAAAACACCAATACAGGCAACAGCTGGAGCACCTGCAAAACCAAGACCAGTAATAACATTATTTAATGTAAAAGAAGGACAAGACCAAATATCAAAAGAAGCAAACTTAAATATTACTGCATTTTCAATAGAACAATTAGAATTAATTCAGCAGTATTTTATGGAGCCTGGTTATTCTCTTTTTGTAGAATGGGGGTGGAACACTGAAGATGGAGTTAAAGGATTAATTAGTGATAAAGATGTGGGTACTATTCAAGCTCAAGTTGGAAATAATGCATTAACCGATTCTGCATTGCAGGATAAACGAATAGCATCTAGAGGTGATTATGATTGCTTTTTTGGATTTATTACTGGTGGGGAAGTTACTAGTGAAGGTAACTTATTTAATGTAAATGTACAAATGAGAGGAGTGCCATCATTACCTGCATTTCTACAATCGCACCATTCTTTATATGCATACACAAAAGAAAATGGTCCATTAAATTCAAGAACATTTCCTTTATATGGACCTACTCAGTTAGAAAACCAAAGTACACTTACAGGGTTGGATGATGATAAAAATATACAGCCTGTTAAAGATAAGAGATTTAAAAACATGTTTAATAATTTACCTACTATAAAACAAACTCAAGAAGTAGCTAACTTAATTAACGATTGTAAATGGTATGATTTTATAGGATTTGACTTAGATGTTATAAAAAAATTAGAACAAGAATTTCAAGTAACTTGGTTGGAAAAAACAGCATATTTTTTTGGAACTATTGATAATCCTAAAGAAGCATTAGTAAGTGAATTTGGCGTACCGGTTGAACGATTTGTTAGTAATCAACAATATATACGTTTTGGTCTTGCAGTAAATATATTAAATGCAAATGCTAAAACTGTCAAATATACTGTTAGCGGTAAGGAATTAAAATCTTATATTAATACAAAGGATACTAAAATAGGCGCATTCCCTTTTATATTTTCAACAAAAAAAGAAAATCTATTAATACCAGGAAAACTTCCTGAATTTACTAAAATCATAGTAAATACACTGGGAGTAGATTATAGTGAATTAACATCTGGTGGTGGTATTGATTTGCGTATTCCAAGAGCTGGTAACAACGGTTTTATAAGTTTTGTACAAACTGGAGAAATTGGATTTCCAACAAAAGATAAGGAGGGTAAGCCAGTCCCAGCCCCAGCAAATACATTTAAAGAAATAAGTGAACACTATGGTTTATTAGAAAATCTTTATATAAATTTTGAATTTTTTAAAAATACAATAACGGCATCAAACAAAAATGTAAGAGAAATACTTAATGATTTATTAAACGGAATGTCCGCCGCTGTTAATGGATTTTGGAATTTTCAAATTATAGAAACTGTAGGAGATGATGGTTTATTATCTATTAAAGTATTTGATGAGCATTGGGTAGGTCAACAAAAAACACCTGAAAATAAATTATTTCATCATTCGGGAGAAAATTCTGTATTTTTAGATGCATCTTTGAATATAAAAATACCCGCAGAGATGATGGGCCAAATAATTAATAGAAGATTTAATATTGCATCTCAACCTGAACAGGCTATTATAAATGTAAATAAAGATAGAAAAGCAGATACATTTTTTGCACAAGGTGGTGATTTATTTTTGGATGTACGAATTGGAGATACAAAACCTACGCAATCCGGAACCGAAGTTCCTAATAAGACTTATGACCCAAACACAAATTGGTTATCTAAAAGTCCAGATGATAAACTATCCGATGCAATAAAAGCAGGGAATCAAGCTGCAGCAGAAAAGAGAACCGACATTGAAACAAAAGCAAATCAGGCGGAAAGTTTAAAGATTGTAAAAAAAGTGATTATAAATAGAGGAGATGCTACTGCAACTGAGTATTACGATAGTGCAGGTAACCTTGTTGCAATAAAAAATAAAGTAATAGGTGAAGACGCTACTTGGAAGGGTAAAGAGGTAGAAAAAGCAAAAGCTTATGAGGAGCTAACAAAGTCAAAAGATGTTGTAGACGAATTAGATAAAAGATTACAAGCTAGAGAAACTTCATTTGCTAAAAACTTGGATAAAATTGATTTTTTAGTAAGACCAAATAAATCATATGAAATTGAACCAAAGAAAAGTTCAGTTTTTACCGGTGGTATCTTAGATGAATCATTTGGAGTATATTGTTATGATGACCCTATTTATTTTGACAAACTAAAAAATGACGCATTTTCAAATTATTTAAAAAAAGAGACTGGTAAGGGATTATTATCACCTTTGTTACCAATTACATATAAATTTAAAATATTAGGGTCTAGTGGACTTAGAAGATGGGATTGTTTTGTAGTTACAGGTATTCCTAAAAAATATTTATCAAATGGAGTTTGGCAGATTACTGAAATTGAACATGGATTATCTGGAATGCAATGGGTAACTGAAGTTACTGCCAATTATAGACAACAACAATAAACCAAAAAAAATAGTAATGGATATAAGTAAATATACGGTAATTCCAAGCGGAAGGGATGAGATTGATAATATTACTACTATAATTGTACATATACCAACTCCGGATGAGTTTGATTACAAAAGGGGTTTTATAGAAAGATATTTTGCTCAAAAAGTAAATGATCCTGACTCATTTATATATGAGATAGATTCCACAATATATCAAAATGTTTTAATAAGTCCATTTTATAAATCAATAATATTAAAATGGAAAATAAGCGGAGATGCCGATAAAGCTAGAGAATCAAATAAAGCATCAATAAGATTGGCTTCATCTGATATGAAAGCACTTATATTATATCTTCCAAATTATTTACAATTTCATCAACCTTAATTTGGTGGATTGGATTATTTTTCGTATATTTACATAAACAAACTTGGGGGGTGCCTTGGAATTGATTGTGATGAGAATGGTAGTATCACACGTAGACAGAAGTGCTAGATGTCTTTAAATCTGTACAAAACAATAACTGACGAAATGTCAACTATGACCTTTGATTCTATGATGGAATTCATTGGTGCATCTGAGTACGCATACGCTGCTTAGTTCATTCCGCATCACTCGTGGAACATTTAAATAGAAGTGAATAAAACGGAGCTCTACCTATCGGCTCTTAAAAACTGATAGGTTGGTGGAAAGCTGTACTAACCATACGGCCCCAATTATTTTGGAAAGTTAATAAGATTAAACTTTATCCTAAACGTGTAATTCGTTGGTATTACGATTACTTTGCAAGACATGGGTTCGAATCCCATCACCTCCACAATAATCCCATTCTACATTAATTTGGTAGTTTGGGATTTTTTTTGTATCTTTGTATCCTATGATAATTGTTGAGTCTATTGATGAATTAAACGAATTGAGTGTAAAGCTGGAGACCGAAGCTTCCATTTGGTATCCTATGTGGGTAGATAATGATAAGCACCCTAATAACACTCATATATCGTTTATATTCGTTAGAACCCAATCGGACAAGTATATACTACCACAACAACATACAGACGCTCTATCACTCTCTAATGAGCAAATATGTGGGGTACTAAATACTACCGGAGAAAAATGGGTATTTCAAAAGAAAAAGCTACTACAATCTTTTACGGATGTAAGGGAAGGCTTGAATGATGTTGACACTGCTTATTTCTTAAAGCATGGTAAAACAATAGACTACTCTCAACCAATACAACACTTAGTGGCTCCCTTTATTCATAAGGGTTACAAAGAGGACATCATTCAATCCATTCCCATTCTCAAATTGTGTGAAGCAATTGAAAACGAACTTGGTAAATCAATCAATCAGAAATCTAAAACTTATAATTGGTATAACGATATTTTTATACCAACCTTAGCCCGAATTGAACAAATAGGAATCCGTGTCGATAGGGAAAAATTTATTGATAGATGGCCACAAGCTTCCAAACAGCTTTCACCCGATAATTTAGTGTTTACGGAATATAATCCATTTACGGTGACAGGTAGACCATCTAATAGACATGGTGGTGTGAACTATGCCGCCCTCAACAAAACGGATGGTAGTAGAGAATGTTTTGTATCGGATGGAATTTATCTACAAATGGATTATAACGCATATCACCCAAGACTAATTGGTAAGTTGATTAAGTTCCATATGCCGGAAGGAAATGTACATGAATGGTTGGCTGAACAATATGGATGTGATGTGAACGAAGGAAAGGGAATTACGTTTCGTTTATTATATGGTGGTATTGATGATGATTTTCGCCAAATTCCATATCTTAATTCGGTAGCTGATTACATTGATAACCTATGGATTGAAACACAAAAGAGTGGATTCCTACAAACACCACATAGAGAAATTCCGTTGGATTGGATTGAACAGCCTAACCCACAAAAAGTATTCAACTATCTACTTCAAGCGGTAGAAACTGAAATGAATGTGGATAAGATGAGAACGATATTGGATTATATTAAGGGAAGTGGAATTACATTGGATTTATATACCTATGATTCGTTTCTTTTTGATGTTCCTACTGATGTTGACCCGAATATGATTAAGGATTTGAAGGATATCATTGAAGAAGGTGGTTTCCCGATAAAAGCAAGTTGGGGATTAGATTACGGAAAGTTATAACAACCATATTTATAGTATATACAAAAATGTGCTATAATATGAAGAAAATTTTAGTTTTATTTCCTTTCCTGTTTATTTTAATAAGTGGAGTAGCTCAAGATGTGGTGGTTTTAAAACATACCAATTACACATCGCACTATTCTAAATCAAAAAAATATCCAGTAATGGTGGAATGGTGGATTACAAAAGCTAAAGTAGGATGCCCAACTCCAATGGCTAGAAAGGATAATTTTAAACCAGACCCATTGTTACCAAAAGAAACAAATTTGGGAGCTGATTATGTGGGAAGTGGAACTGATAGAGGACATATGATGCCAGCTGCAGAAAATCTTTGTCAAACGGCAGCAATACAGGACGAATCGTTCTATTATTCAAATATGGCTGCACAGTATCATAGATTAAATGCTGGTGATTGGAAATCGGTTGAAACAATGGAAAGAGATTTAGCTAGACAACAAGATTCGGTAAAAATATGGTGTGGTAATATCGGAGTAGCAAAAACAATTGGTGTTGGTAAGGTAGCAGTTCCAAAACAATGTTGGAAAGTAATTTATATTGTAAAAAGTAAAGAATGGATGGCGTTTCTTTTTGATAACGATACATCTAAACCCGATGGGATACATAACAATCAAGTAGATGTAATTGATATAGAAAAACTAACTGGATTTAAATTTAAAAAATAATGACTTTATCAGAATTAATTAATGAGATATTGGTAGAATGGGCATATAGAATAGATGATGGCCAACCAAATCCAAATAACCCAAAGCATATTAATGAGTTATCAGCCGTTCTTTCCGAAATGGGATTGAATGAAATTAAACACGAATTAATACAAACTCTTACTGAAGCTGATGGTAAACAATTTACCAATCCAATTCTTAATAAATCAATTAAATATAAAAATGCCAAAGGTGAAGATGCCGAAGGTATTGTTGGTAACTTATTGAGATTACCAAAAGACCATCCCGGTAGAATAGCAGCAGAGAAATTGTTACCAGCAGATGCAGCTGAGAAAGATGCAGCAATGCAGGATTTAGGAAGTGAGAAAGATGGTAAGAGTGGGGAGTTAGCAGGTCAAAAACCAAGTGGTAAAGAAGATGAAGCTCCTCAAGCGGGAGGTGAAGAAGATAAAATGAAACAGGCAGCTGCCATGTTTGATCCTGAAGTGGACCCGGCTATGGCTGCTAGATTAGATAGAGAAAAAGCCGCAAGTGCTAAATTAGCAAAGACTGATAAAGAAGATGCGGCAGCAGATAAAAAAGCAGAAGATGAAACAAATCCATTAGATGCTAAGTTTAATCCAATAGAGGCACAAGACGTAGCAAAGGAAATGCCACAAGCTGACCCGAATGTGTTTGGCGGCGGTTCTGATATACCAGACGGAATAGATTCTGGAGATTTAGCTAAATTTAATACTGATATTCAAAAAGTTAAAAAAATAGTTGATGATGCAAAAGCTAATGGTGAAAAAATACCAAACATTAATCTTTGTCAAATAACTGTACCGGGTACAAACTTATATTGTGATGATAACTTAGGAATTCCAAGAGAGGAAATGCCACAATTCAAAGGTAAAGCAATTGCTGGTAGTAGAGCAGCAGATATGCCGGTTAATAAAGATGGTGAGGTAGATACTGAACCGGTATTTAAAGAAATGTTAAATCAAAAAGGTATTAAGGTTACTCAAACTGAAATACCAGCTGATAAATTAAAAGCAACTCAAAATGAATTAGTTGGTGCTAAAGTAGTTGGTATGTTAGGGACATTAGAAAAAGACCCAAAGAACCCAGACATTACCGCACCAATTTATGTAAGTAGAGATGGATATGTAGTAGATGGTCATCATCGTTGGGCAGCAATAGCAGCATATAACGCAGCAAATCCTGATTCTCAAATACAAATGAAGGTTAATGTAATTGATAGTGATATTAAGGATGTAATACCAATGGCGAATAAGTTTGCAGAAGATATGGGTATTGCGGCTAAAAAAGCAGATGCTAATAAGCCTGAGACAACTCAACCAATGGCTGCAGAATTAAAACCATATAATGATAATCCTGAATCAAATATTAAAACATTTAAAGGTGAATCATCTGGTATTGATGTAAAAACAATTCAGTTTGATGGAGGTGGCCAACTTTATGGAGTACCACATAGAAACGAAAAAGCAATAGATGATATTGTAAATCAAGTTAAAGCAACTATACCAAAAGAAAGATGGAAAGATATTGTATTTGTAGGTGAAGGTGGTAGAACCGGTGATGGTGGTGAATTACAATTTAATGATGAACAAATACATGCATCAGAAGAATTTAAAAAATTAGGAGCAAAAATAGATACTTGGGATGGTGATGAATTAGATGTACACACTCCGGAATCAAATTTATATAAGTCACAAGAAGAACAAACTGGTCTTTCACAAACTAAAATCAAAGCTGGTAATTGGGCTAGTATGATTGGACAGGGTGAAGGTACTGATACAATGAGTCCATCTAAATTTTTAGATGAGGAAGGAAAACAATTCTTACAAGATGCAGCTAAAGAAGCTGGATTCCCTCCAATAGAAAATTGGAATACTCCAACGGAGCAAGATAAAGATACATTATATAGATTGTCATTCCCAGACGATAATGGTGATACTGAAACAGAGGTTAATGATGTTCAAGTTGCATTTAATAGAGCAAGAGATTTAAACATTATAAAAAAGCAAAACGAAATATCTTCTAATGGAAAGATACCGGTTGTAGTTGCTGGAGATGGGCATGCTGATTTAGTTGATGATATTATAAATGGTAAAAAAGAAAAATCATCAGAAAAATTACCTGAACCAGAGCCTGCAGATGAAAAGCCAGGTGGAGTGATATATCCTATTGGTGGAAATTATTATTCAGATACTCCAGATGGACCTGCACAATATGTTAAAACTGAAAGCATAGTAAATGGATTTTTATTAGAGGGAGATGAAAAATGGTTGCACTTATTATTTGAAAAGACTGTAAATAAAACAACTCCAAGTGGTAAGAATGTTACTGTAAATGTAATTGAACCAAAAGACCAAACAAAAGCTACATCTAAAGCATCATCTAAGACTTCTAGTGTAAATTATGATGATAGATTGGAAGGAGATATATCAGCTAAAGTTGAACAAACATATAATACCGATTCTAAATTTAGTGAACCGGGTATGAAGCATGATGATAGAGTTAAGAGATTAAAAGCTATGAAAGCAAAGGAAATAAACTCTGTTAAAGTTGATGACATATATAAAGCTATGGGTGTTACAAAAGGAAAGGTAAAGTTTCCATCAAAGTATATGTCAGTTTTAGCAAATGCATTAAACTTTGCAAAAGGACCATTTACAATAACCGATTTAACTGATGCAGCTGGAGCTGGTACATTAGATTCTACATTAGGTGAATTAGTTACTTTAATGGGAGCTACTATACAAGATGAAAATCAAAGAAATGCATTTTTTAATTATTTAAGAGAGCAAATTAAAGCTGGTGGTAATACATCCGCATTAACGGCAGCATGGGTAAATTCGGCACAAGACTCTTGTGTAGCATTTCATAGAAAGATAGCAAAAGATTGTCCTGGTGGTCATGAAGTTAAAACAAACTTTTGGGATATACCATCTGAAGCCCAAGCAGCAGGTGTTAAAAACTATAAAAGAGATAAAGGTAAATCTACTGATATCAATACTATGGTTGATTGTATTAGTAAGGATGGTAGTAGAACTCAAAAGTGGCTTCAACCATCTTTGAAAAAAAGTAAAAAAGTAAACGCATTTAATTCAACAACAGGTAGAGTTTTTGCAACTACAGTATTGAGATGGGGTACGCCGGAAGAAAAAGCACAATATGCTGGATTTGGTAATGAGTTGGATTCTTATAATGGTCTTGAAGATAACGCACCTGCAGGCGATTATAAAATTACCGATAAAAGAGGTAATGAAAGACCTATGACTATCAAAGAAAGAAAAACTCAACTAAACAAAAGTATGAGAGAAATTGAAGATAGATATGAGGATAAGATACCAGCTGAAGCAAATCCAAAGCAAGCGGTAATTAGACAAGCTAAGTTACATAAAGAACTTATGGATAATCCGAAAGTTGTAGCTGAACGAGATGAGTTTTTAACGAACTATTTAAATATGAAGCCTGCCGAAAGAAAGAAGGTATGTGCCCAAATTGCAAAAGATTTAAATCAGAAAGGTGACAAATATACAATGGAGTTAATGAAAACTCTTGATACTTTAGCAGAATATGATTTATCAACTCCTGAAAACTACTCTGCGGCAATTGCTGAAATGGGTATTACTAGTTCAAAAGATGTTCAAAAATTGAATGTAGCTTTAATGAATGGTGTGATAAATACATTAGGAACTAACACAACTGTTGCTGGTTATAAGAAAAAACTGACTAAAAACTCACATGACCATTCTAAGGCAGTATTGGAATATTTAATACGTGATAATGATAACAAAAAGGCTCTTTTAGAAAACATATCAACCCAATTTCCATTAAAAGACCTTATGGAAGGTAAAGAGTGGGCTATTTTAGGTGAAAAAGGTGGTGGTATTAACTTAGATAAAGACACTATTACTAAATGTTTAGGAGCTGAAAAATTTGAAGATGTTGTTGAAAAATTAATAATTGTTGATTATAAGGGTGAACCTACATTAGCTTACGCTACCGATAACGGCGAACGTACAATACCTATTGGTGAAATAAATTGTAGACCTGATGGTATTATGTATGGTGGTAGTTGGAAATTAGAGTTAAGTATTCACGACGGATTTGCTGATTGTTGTAAAGAACATGATAAATAATGGTTTTTACCCTTCCTTTTGATTTTTTATATTTATAGGTAATAAAAAGAAACAAGAGGAAGAATGAAGACACAGTTACTTTGTACATTTACAACAAAAGAGGAGCTACAAAACACTCTACAACAAATTAGAGAGACTTATCATATAGTCTACAATTATATATACATACTACAAAACAAGTCCAATTTAGAGGAATTATTTGTAACATATAATATAGATACCGCTTTCCAACCTGAAACTCCGTTGGAAAATACAATCCTAATACATAGAAAGAAAGAATCTAATTCACTTTACACTATAAATGCTCTTAACGAATTAGTTAAAGAGGAAAATGGTGGAGTGTTAGA